ATTGAATACCACCACTTCAGGCTTGAGAACCTTCCCTGTCTTTTCAGAGATGCGCTCAACCTCATACGGTGGATAGAGATCCTGCATTTTGTCATTGATGGCACTCATCTTCCCCTTGAGTTCAGCTAGTAAGCACGTAGCATGAATGGTGTCTAACTTGAATCCATTCTTCTCTTGCTTGCTTATGATAGAGGCCACCTGATGTTCCAAATCAAGTGAATCCTGAGAGAATCCCTGATCCGACACAAGCTGTTGAAGGTGAAGATAAGTACGGCAAAGAACGGAAACGTCCCGAATACAATAATACTCAAGAAGCTGTACATGAGGATTATCGAAGCATTCACCACTATATTCTTCACGGCGATTAGCCAACCAAGACCATGTTGCAGAGTAGTCAAGTTTTCTCTCCCCGAGGGTTTGTCCCCAAGCGTCTAGACTGTGACCTCCCAACCTCGTTGGCTCTATCAGCCTTGACACTACGAGTGTGTCGTATGCTTGCTTCAGTCCAATCTTGGTCTTCCAGAGCTTGTTTAAGATCGGAAAGTCAAAACCAATACCGTTATGGGCAATTATAAGATCAGCTTGTTTAAGGTAATCCCATAAGCCATCAGGAGTCTTCCAGATACGAACCTCATTCGTGTCTACGTCTTGCGTAATACACAAGTGAATCGTCTGGTGATCCATCGTTGTCTCAATATCAAGTGCGATTCGCATTTAGATACTCGATTGCTTTCCGTAGTGTTTCTGTGTTGTCTTTGTAGTGTCCGAGACCTGTGTTGCAGTGATGGCAGAGGAGTCCCCTGACTTTTCCTGTTTTGTGGTCGTGATCGACAAAAAGGTTGTAAGACCTTCGTGCCACTGATACCTCTGTTGACGAGCAGATTGCACATTTACCTTCTTGTTTCGTGAAGAGTTCTTGGTAAGTTTCAGGAGTGATGCCATATTTCTTTAGGTTGTTTTTAAAAGATCGTTTCTTTTGTTTCTCTTTACCACCTTCATTGTGATAGTTGTGAAGTCGTTTGTTCGTTCCACAATCTCTACAATATGCTCGATAAGCAAAAGTACCGTCTTTTCGGGGTGTTCCCTTTTTCCAAAATTCAGTAATAGGTTTCTCTACATCACAATCAATGCAAGTTAACGTGTCCCCGTATTCAATACGTTTCATAATAGCTCCTTAAAACTAGAATGTAACATATCGAACACAATAAGTCAAGCTATTTTGTTCCATTATTTTAGATTTATGAAGAGTCCGATTTGAGCAAATGAGTAACCGATCCACATGATACCAGCACCCATGTCTCCCTTGAGCCACTGTAGTACACCTACAACGGAGTAACCGATACCGATAGTACCTACGATAATCATCTCAATCATCGTGATACCCTCAATTCTGCATCAGGGTTGTCTAGGCAAGCGTTGCGGTATTCAGACACAAACTGTAACAAGCCCTCGTAGCTGCCCCACCCATTCTCAGGATTCCACTTTTTATAGTGTTCAGGATCTTTGCGAAGAATCTCAAAACCTTGGATTAGATGCTCTGAAATATCACGAGCAAACGTCATACCGTGTTCATCTGGTCGCCATAAAACTTCGTACAGGGTTAGCCCTCCACCAAGTTGCACTTGCATAGCCATTGTATTTACATTGTGAGTGATGTTGTATTCCCACACTGACGTTGGTTTTGTAACCATTAAATCTATATATAAACTCATAGTTCCTCCATCACAGTTTCAATCATGCGTCCTGTATCCATATCGTACTTCAATGCACACGCAGGGCCTGTGAGTCCATTGTACCGATTCTTAGCCACTGCTACCTTAGTCGTGTGCCTCACATTAGGATCAGGACTCATGGAGTTACGTTCCAAGGTAATCACAGCATCGGATAACTGAGCGATAGCACCTGAGCCTCGCAGTTGAGACAACGAGACAGCTTCACCGTCCTCATGTCCCTTGTTCGATGTGCTAGGTCGCTTCAGGTGCGATACGCAGATCAAGGTGATGTTAGTTTCTTGCACCAATGTACGCAATCTAGTCATCAAGACATCAATGCTCTTGCGCTCATCATTCCCATCCATACCAGAGACAACGAGAGAGATATGATCCAAGAAAACAACACGGCAATCACAGGCACGAGCCATGTATCGAATACGATTGAGTACATTATCAATGGCAAGAGAACCAAAATGATCAAAGAGAAATACACGATTAGTTCCCAGAGTAGCATCGAAAGCCTCCTTCAATTCTCGTTCTGTGACTTGGGTATCGGGTAGGTGCAGCTTTTTGTTTGCTTGCAATGACATAATTGATCTGGCAGTCTTTCGCACTGACTCCTCCAGAAACATACCGCCGATGTTCCACTTGGTTGTTCTGAGTATCTGATACAGGATTTCTCTAAGGAACTGACTCTTTCCAAGGCCTGATCCAGCTGTGACTGTAATGAGTTCAGATGCTCGTAGACCGTATAGAAGTTCGTTAAGGCCTTTGAACGGATAGAAGGCTTCAGCGACTGGCTCAGGTGCAGATACGCTGTCCCAAAGTGTTGAGGCTTGGATGATCCCATCGGGTACATAACTCTCAGCTCTCCACCACTGGTTAACGTATTCAGCTCCTCGTCCGTTAGTGAGGTAATCACAGGCATCTTTGCACTCCTTTAAATGTTTAACTATTTTAACCTTGTTCCCGAACAATTCAGCTACGTCCTTAGCTGCCTTCTGTCCAACCTCATCAGCATCGAAGCAGATCACGATAGTCTCGAAGCTATCTAGGTACTCATACTGAGCCTTGCAGTCTTTAACAGCCGCTGAAGCACCATTACGGATGCTCACAGTAGGCCACTTGCTGCCTGTCATCTGATACGAAGCTAATGCGTCTAGTTCACCCTCGACAATGGTGATGTACTTCCCTTCCTTCTGAAACAAAGACTGTCCGAAAAGAGTAGCTTTATTGAAATTCCCTGCAATGGAGAACGTCTTGTTCTCTACAGATCGGATCTTTTCCGCTACTTTAGCGCCTGTTTCATCGAAATAAGGATAGTAGTGCTTCCCTGTCTCCTGTGTGACACCGAAGAACTCACATGTATCCTTTGAGATACCCCTGTCCACTATGGCCTTCACTTCCCCTTGTGTCTTCATTGTAAATACCTTTGCTTTTGATTGTGTAGGTAGTTGTTGAGAAGTACCTACGATTTCATCATCGCCCCGTGTGTACTCATGACATACATGACAGTATTGGTGTCCATCATCATAGACAGACGAACCATCTGAGCTGCCACAATGCTCACAAGAGGTATGACGAAGGAACTTAGAGGCTACCTTGAGGTTAGAAGTCATCATCACAGTCCCTCTCACGTGGTTCTACGCCTGTTCCGTGACACCTGCGGCATGATGCCCCATCGTAGTTACCTTCACCGCAACCACCGCACAATGAACAGTCTTCCTGCATACTGTCGTCAATGTCATCGGTGTAGTCTTCATTGTCAATGTCGTCTTCATCAATCATAGGTGTTTCTTCCTTCTTTCCAAATATACGATCCCAATTATCTCGAACTGCTTGTGCGTTTTCCTTACGCCTGCCGCTGCCCTTACCTCCGTCTGATACCATGTGTATTCTCCTTTAACCATTGTTCAAACTTAGCATCTACTTCGCTAGGCTTCGCTCGTTTCGTACGTTTATTAGATGCCTTAACAGGTTCAACCCACTTAGGCCAAGGTGCATTAGGTGCTAGTACTGTTTTCATTATGGCTTATGTTCCCGTTTTGGTAACAAGAGATTCAGGATGTAATTAAGCATTGGTGTTCTTACCCTTCAATGTTGATTCAATGGCCTTGGCGAACTGTTCAATGAAAGCCTTCATTGGTTTACCCTTCTGAATTGTTTGACTGTAGACTTTATGCTCAATGCTGCTTATTTCTTCAGCAGTTAAGCTAACCCACTCTTTGACATTCATAGCTTAACATCCTCCCATTTAGACAAGTCAGCGATGATGTCCGCTAGAACGCTCTCAGAGAGACCTTTATAGGCTTGGTAGCCAGCCGTTGCAGCTTTTAGAGACTCTAGCATCTGACAGGCTTCTAAGCCTTTGAGAGCATACTTGTGCGCCATGACCTGCTCAGGTTTAGACAAGTCATATGTTAATGTTGCAGTTCCAGACATATAAATACCTTTCTATGTTGTCACTTAAGTGACACTTTGATTAAAGTTAAGACAAAGACAATCAATGCCATCACCATTGTTTATTTCCCATAGCTGTCCTTAGATCAGACGTTACTTTATCCCATCCATGTTCAACAATCAATTCCACAAAAGCATTAATTGTATTTACATAATGTGCTTCTTTTTGTAACAAGACATAATCATCTTCGTGTTGAGTTACAATTTCTTCCATGATTCCCCCTTTTATCTTTTAAGACTACTTAGTATTCTTCTTAAGTAGTATCATAAATAGTGTATTTACTTCTATGATTCTTTTAATCATCTAAGTCTCTAGAGTACTTCTCAGTACTACATAGTATAATTAGATCATCAATGTCTTCTAGGGAATCCCTTGAGTCCAGATTGTCATTCTCGTCTGGTTCCTCATCGAGATCAGCCTCAGTTATCAAGTCTGCCCTGTCGATGGTAGGCACAAAGGGCTTCACATCCTCAAAACAGACCTTGCATAAGTCGATAAACTGAAAAGTATTAGCATTACGACGAGTAGATTCAAACTCAGTCAATAATCTATCACAACAGCTACAATGCATTATTTACCCCTTTGGCTATCTAGCCCTTAGTTGATTGAAATAACGCCTTTAAAGCCCCATTAAAGGGCTCTCAGGCACATTCTTGAGTTGATCCTCTGCCCACTTCCTCTGCTGCTCAGGTGTCCAAGGTGTCAATGGGTTATCTTCTGACGGGAAAGGCCAATTAGTAATGTGTTGTTTTCTCACCACAAGTCCTCCGCAATGATGTAGTCGATACAGTAGCAAATGAGAATCATTGTCATTTTGAAGGTGTCCCCCACATTGAAGGGAATTTATCTAATGGGTTAGGCCCCAATGAATACTGTTGTTTATTTACCACAGTCACCATTGAATCCTTGAATTCCTGATATACGTCATCATCATCCCATAGGCGCAGCATGTGTTCTTTGTTGATTGCATCATACCTGTCACAAATGAAATCACAATAAGCACAATCGAGGTTTCCCCTGTCGAATTGATCCTCGAATTCTAGTTCTGTCATAGTGTCATTCTCCCATATGGTAGGTTAAATTGTCCACAGCATCCATGCAATTATCCCATTCCCTGAAATAATCTAGATCTGTCACGTCAGCATAAGCACTCAACGCAGGTGAATACTTATGTAGTACTTTATTCATTTCAGACATCAAAGCCTTCAATTCATCCCGTGTAGAGACTAATTCGTCACATAAAGGGTTGCCTTCTCGCCATAATCGCCTTTCAAGGGCTAGGAAGTCGTTATTGTTTAGCATGTTGCCTCCCTTCGTTCAATCTCAGCTTTAGCACGTGCGAGGCCATCAGCACCGCTAAAGCCTATCCGAGCGCATCGCTCCGAGTGTGTGATTGTTTTGCGATAGACTTCAAAGCCTTTTGACCCTAAGTCTAAAACCCAGTGTTTTTTTGTCTCATAGACAATCTGAGATTCTTTTAGCATTGCGTCTCCTCTGCTAGTTTGATTTGATAGTCTGTGGGTTCATTCAAAGCCCACCATTCGAGATTGCCATACTTAGGATTGACTTTGGCAATATCGTACAGAATAGCCCCATGTTCAGACACAAATTTAACTACCTGACCCTCAAAGCGAGGTTTAGAAGGTGCGTTGATTTTCTCGAATGCCATGATTGATCCCCTTAGAAGTTACGGTAAACAAAGCCACCTGCAGCGTGTCCGACATAAGCGCCTTCGTCTGTCAGATAATCCGCGACTACCTGTTCTTTTTCTTCGTCATCTTTACAGTCGCTCAAGTCGATACTGTAAGACGCTGCGATCATCTCCACAGTATCTTCTACGAAGTCGCAGCAAAGCGCAATGACGTCTAATTCGACTTCGCTGCCCGTGTCTTCTTCGTACTGTTCGAGATAATCCCATAAGACAGACAGACCCTCATAACTGAAATTATTAGGGCGCAGCGACTTGAATGCATCGCGGAAGGAATAGAAGTTGACAGATTGTTTCATGATGTCTTGATCCTTAAGAAGTTAGCGAGATAGTGCGACAGTGCACTGCAAAGCCCCTATTAGAGGCTTCACGGTAGATTGTCAGGCAGTCATCCAGACCACAATTATAGCAATGAAGGCCAAAGCGGGTAAGACATAGCGGTCGATGAATTCGTGGGTGTTCATGGTGTTGGTTCCTTATTTGACAATGTATTGGATGCGATTGTGGTCGAAGTTGAAATTGTCCACATAGTAACAAAGGTTTTTGAATGCCTTGTCGAAGTAGAAGCAGAACTCACCAACAGGGAAGACCTGCCCATCTTCGTCGGTGAGCATACCTTCGACGAGGTAGCTGTCAGGGTTGCCCCTGTCGTTGAGGTAGGTGGTAAAGCTGAGTGTGTCTGTTGTGTGTGTCATGGTGTCAGTCTCCGATTACAATTTCAGTCAGGTTTGTGGGTGTGTTCAGTCTGTCGAATCGCTCTAAGTCCTCAGGCCACTGGAGTGCTCGTTCTAGCCACTCCAGCGCCTCAGGTGGCAATTCAATAACCTGATAATTTGTTATTGAGGTGGTTGTCATGGATGAGTTGGGTCAGTTTGTGGTTGATGATGTAGGTGTCAATGTTGAACTCCTTTGCCATGCGCTCAATGATGGCCTCTGTGTCCTCGCCTGTCTTCCATGCTTTGAAGGCCTCTTGTGCGATGTGGTTGCGTGCTGCGATGAGTGCTTCGTATGCCATGATGATGTGCTCCTATGTTCTCAGATGACGACAACGGGTGACTTGATGGTGACCACCAGACGAGGGACGTCTTGGAAGGCCTTTTCGGTGATCGTGACAAGCCCGAGTGACTTGAGTGTGGCTGCTGCCTCGACCCTGCGCTTCTCACTGAGCAGGATGGTCTCTGAGCCGTACTGGACGACTGTCTGAAGGATGTGGATGGCTGTCTGGTTCATGGTGTGCTGATCCTTTGCATGTGTTGGTCTGGTGCGATGTGCCCCAGATGGTTTAGATATAGCAGTTACCGTGCCAGCTTGATTTTAGTAATACTGATTAGTTACAGTTTCTGAAAATGTGAGACACTATGGCTGACACCTTCTAAGGGTTTACCCTGACATGATGGACATTTGAGTACTTTTAGACTACATAAATGTGGTACTTTTTTGGTGCATTTGTTGGCATGGATATTGTCCTTGGCATTACTTTGGTGCACCACTTTGGATTATGCACCATTATTGTGATAATCTGCGATGTGAGTATTCACTAACTTAGGTCTACTGAGTCTAGGTGTTTACCCTATGTAGTACTAGGTAGTACATTTTAGGTGCTTCATTGCCCCTCATGTGTACAAACTGTGGATAACTTTACTGACTCACTGGTCATTAGTGATCATGTAAGTAACTACTAACTAACTTGATAGGGGGGGAGGGG